CTATTCCCCCCAGCGCCGAATTAGCGCCCGATACTTGCGCTTGTAGGTGCGGAAATAGCTATGCGTTCCTGCGCGAATTGTGCTGTGATAGTGGGGCGGGTCCGGCCACCGGCAAAGCCCACCGCCGGGACGATGGGGCCACGCGTATGCCGCACAGGTACAAGACGGCGCACGCGTCCGCATCCCCCCATAACGGTGTGTGTCGGATGCTACGCCGCGAGTCTTGTAGGTGTGCGCCGCGCAGCGCTCCCCACCCCACAGCGCCCACGCTTGGCAGGGCTGCCCATCTTTGCGCGTCGCCGTGCAGCGCCTAGCCGCTTTTGCCTTCTCGCTATAGGCCATCGTCACCCCTCCCCATGTGGCACGCTGTGTGTAATAATGTAACATTACACCTGTAGCCGCTTGTTTGCTGGGTGTGCAATGTCTGGTTTTCGACGTGGTTTCGGCCCCATAAACCGTGTCAGGGCTAACATTTGCTAACATTTCGCCAACTCTTGCGCCGCACACCCACGCCTATCAACAAGCTTATATCAACAGATTTTGTGCTTACCCCTTGACAGTTTGTTCGCCCCTGTTTAGCGACACTGACCACGCCGCACTAAAATGTCAAGCCATGCCGCCATACTACCCCCACCCTATCCAGTTTCGCGGTCATGTGCGTTTAGCCACCCGGGCGGTCTTTGAGCAAAAGTCCCCAGAGATTCAAGCCCCCCTACCCCCCCCAGCCGTCAGCCGCTCCAAGTCGCCTAGCCGCACCAAGCAGACTGTATCGCCCGTGGGCGTGCCCTTGCAGTTGAGCAACAGCACCGGCACGCGCTCGCCTGCATTGCGCCGCGCCGCCGCCCACGGGCGATAGAGCCAGCCGGGTAGCTGGGCGGGGCGGTAGATGCTCTCCACATGTAAGCGTTCGTCGCAGTGCAAGCCATCTTCCAAGCGCGCCAGAATGTCAAGCCATGCCGCCATTGCTGCTTTCCCCCATGTATTTTCGATAAAAACTGCACTATTTCCACCGTTCCCCCCTAGAGTACAGAAATTTGACCGTCAGAAGCGTCAGTATCGTCAGACACTCGAGTAAAACCACTGACGATAGCCCCTTTTTGCCCCTTTTGACCGTCAGTTTGACCGTCAGAACCATCCAGACAAAACAGCGTTATGTAATGTTCTGACGGTCAACTGACGGTCAACTGACGGTCGATTTCGCTCCATCGTCAGAAGGTTCTACCTCTGGTAAAATGGCCCATTTTCGCCGCTTCTGACGATACTGACGGTCAATTCTCTTTATAGACGGTGAAGCACTTGGAGAATAGCTGGAACCGGCGGTCAGCCGTTCAACCGTACCAGGCGAATCCGGCGCGTGCCGCCCTTATCCGAACGGGGCGGGAATTCTACTTCTACGCCGATGTGGCGCAAGCTGGGTGCAAGCCGTTGCAAGGCCGGTTTGACGCGGTTCGGCACATTCGGCCAAGCTCGGCTGCGCTTCTCGCTCTCCGTGGCACGTTCGTTCAAGTTCTGCAACAGTTCGCTTGCCGTGCCTTCCCACGTGCCCGACACCAACACCAACGCGCGCAAGTGTTCGCCCAGCGTGCTGGTTTCGACCACGGTCGCATGGGCTTCTTCACGGTTGGCGTGATAGGCATCGAGGAATGAGACAGTTCCACCCAGCGCCGGTTGGGCCGCCACTGCCAGCCGCGCAAAGTCGGCCATGCGTGGCAAGTCATCGAGATGAACATCATTGATATTGCACAGGGCGACGGCGACGGCATCCAACAGCGCGCCCAGCAGCTTGGGCCGGTCCGCATCGAAAGCCGCCCAAAACTCCTTTTCATTGCGCCGCTTGCCTTCTCCAATCACCGGCGGGCAAATCAACAGCGCCCGGTCCATCAAATCCGGGCGGGTCACAATATCGCCAATGCCGTTGACTGCGACGGGGCGCGTGGCATCCATCACGATTTCGCCGTCATCGCTATAGTTGGCGCGCTTGGCATAGCCGCCGCCTGTCGCCAGCCGACAGAGCGCGTCGGATACATCATTGTTCAAATGGCTTACGTTGTCATAGGCCAAAAGCCACCCGTTGTTTGCGCCTACCCACAAGTCGCGCACGTCTTCCGGCTGCCCGCGCAAGGCGGGGGTCGTGGGGTCAAGAGTTTCTTTCAACACTCGAATGGTGGTGCTTTTGGCTGTGCCTTGCTCCCCGGCCAACACCAAGATTGGATAAGGGCCGGTGGGATTGGCCGCCGCCACCATCCAAGCCGCCACCAGGGGCCAATCGTCGTTCTCCACATTCACATAGCTGCGCAGCAGGTCCAGGGTTGCGCCGCGCAAGGGCAAGGGAAGCGGCTTCAAATTGCCCGGACGCCGGAAGGCCACCGGCGGGGTTGCCACCATGCGCCAGCCGTCCCCATCGATTTCGATAGCATCCCATTCCGTTGTGCCCAGGTCCAAATAGACCTTGCCCCCACACGCACCCACGCGCACAAATACGTCGCGGCGTGTGGTGCGCGCATCCCAAGTCAGCGCGGCGACGGCTTCTTTGCGCCCCTCCGCTCCCGGCATCGCATCGCCCATCTTGACGCGATAGAGCGCCGTCAGCCACCCGGCAAAGGCTTCATCCTTTAACCGATAGCATTCGCGCCGCCCATCGACCGGCACAAAGCCATAGGCCAGCCCATCTTGGCCCGTGAAAATTTCGGCATGTTCGGAAGCTAGCTTGTAGAGAATCTCCGCTTGCGTGCGCTTGCGCGCCCCTTTGCCACTCTCCCCCAACTCTTGGCTATCGTCAGCACCGTCAGCACCGTCAGCACCGTCAGCGTTCGGAGGTATCAGCCCTTCCACCGCCAGGGCAGCGTCCGCCGCCGGGCCGGTTCCGTTGACAACGCCATGCGCCGCGCCGCAGGGGTCATCTTGGTCTGCCCAATACTTCAGACTGCCCAACCGCTTGCCCGCACCCGGCTTGAAGGTCCCCCACTTGCGGGCGCATTCCCCCGGCGTATACTTGGGGCTTCGCTTGCTCCACTCTTCCCACAGCGCCAGCCCCGCCGCGCCCAGTTCTGCCAGCGCCATCCCCACCGCCACCCAACCGCCGTCAACGCCATAATCATCGGCACGCCAGGGCGCAAGGCGCGCCAGCCATCCGCGCGCCTTCTCCACATCATCGCCGCCGGTCACAACGGATACAGGGCGCGGTGTGGTGGGCGGTACATGCTTGGTTTGTTGAATCAGTGCCACAACTTCAGCGGGGACGGGGGCCGGGGGCGTTAGGTTGGGCTTATAGCCGGGTTCCCACTGATATTGGTTGCCGCTCTTGTGCAGGCTGGGTTGCAAGATGACGTAGCCCTTACCCTTCACATCGATGCCGCGGGGCAATGCGCCCTTGCTATCCCCCAGCGCCGGGGTCGGTTGACGATATAGCAAGTGATAGCCACCGCTACCCGACCGTGCCGTGGTCGTGGGAGCGTCTGCCAAGAGCCGATTCAATAGCTCTTGCCCAGCAAAGTCCGGCTTGGCTGTGTCAAAGTCCAGCGCCACCAATCCCGATGCACCACAGGCCAGCCCGATATTGGCGTCGGGCCATTGCCGCCACCAAGCCGTCACTTGGGCGGGGTCGCAGCTTGCGTCGCCAAGCCCGTTCGGTGTGCGGGGATGCTTTCCTACGCTGTGACATTGGGGGTTGCCGCAACTGCAAACTCCCTCCGCCGTGGGCGTATGGACGGGGAAGACGTGCCAGCCCAGCTTACGCGCATACCACCACGCCGCATAGCCGATAGAATCCACCGCAAAGGGGAGGGTTGTCCCCTTGCCCACCGGCAACAGTTGCGCCGCCGGGACGCCGGTCAGGCTGCCTTCAATCGAGAAGTACCGTTCGCCGTCACCGCTGGGGTTAACGCCCATATAGCCCGTCACCGTAACCGGTTGGTCTGTGTCTTGGCAGCGCCAGAGTGCTGGGCCGGTGTAATCGTCCAGGGGCCAGGTTGCCGCCGTGTGTGCCGTCTGTGTGTGTGTCATTGCCCCACCTCCCCAAACAATGTTAGTTGTAAGTCTTTGCGCGCCCCATTGGTCGCCGCGGCGCGCCCCTCGGCAACGGGGGTTGCCCCGTTAATGCTCCAATGGTCAAGCGGGACGCCTACCTGGTCGCCATAGCCACGCAGCACAGGGAAGCTATAGGCGCGAATCGTCGCAAAGGTAGCCGTGTAGACCGTGCCGCGCTCCCTATCGACAATCACCGCACAGGTTGCGCCCGCCTGGGCGGCATCGTAGAGCGTGCTACGGTCAAAGCAAATTGCCCGCGGGGTACGCAGGATGTGCTTCGAGCCTAGTATGGACTTGTGGAAGGTATCGCCGGTGACGTGCCCAATCACACGGTTGCCCGCGTAAATCGGCGTCGACTTTTGCCCCTGGGAATTGAACCGCGGCGCGTTCTGTGGTATGTTTGGCATAGCTGTGTACGGTCCTTAAGCCGTTCGTACATGGTTGCCCGCCAAGCGCCCGCCGTCCCCTGTTATCAGCAGGGGCGGCTTTGCTTTGACGGGTCAAACAAATTGTTAGGCCACAATCGCGGCGTGCTGGGTCTCCACAACTTCAGCGCCGCGATTGTGCTTTTCCGTGAATCGCGGCACGATACCGCGTTGCTCCGCCTCAAACAGCAGCCGACGCCGGACAAAAGTTCCCACCGGCAACTTCTCCAAGCGGGCCATCGCTTCAAACGTCGCTAACTCATGTTCGTCTACCCGGATGGGTAGCGTTTTGGTACGTGCCATTGGTCAACCTCCGTTTCCGCTAGACACATTGCAACATTCTTTTCCCAGTGTAGCGGGACTGTATTGACACTGCATCACTATTGAAATACATTTTAGCAAGGCGGGCGGGGTAGAATCTATCCCCCAGCAGGGGATAAAACGGGGGATAAATCATCCCCCTTCATATCCCCGTCGTCGTGCTTCAGCTACCATTGCATTGCGTTCTATACCCTCCAATCCCCATTTTCTTGCAATGTTTTGGCGATGACGTTTCTCTGTGTCAAGGGCAATTGACAGCTTATTGCAGATTTCATCTGAGCTAAGACCAGTAGCTAATAGATATGCGATTGCAAGTTCTCTCTTTGTCAAAGGGTCGGCGTTCGACCTTGAATTTTCTTCTGGGGAAGTTTCTTTTTGTGCGGCGTCTAACCAAGTCCTACGGATGTCGCTAACCATACGCTCGTGTAAACTTACCACCGGCTCGGCTTTAGAGTAGCTCCTAATGCTAAGTTTGGTTTGACTGTCGCCCAAGCGATATAAACTGATTCGTAATAAGCTTCGATAGCCGCCTCTATACTCTTCTGATTCAGTCACAATCTCTAATAGCCGTACTCCCGACAGACACGTTTCACGTTCGATGTCTTGCATCGAACGCTTACCCCGCCACGGTACTTCTCGCAGCCATGCAAAAATAGAATCGTCTGCACCGGGCATGAATGCATGATTCTCTCCCAAAAGGGCCGTCAATTCGTCATTATTGGTGAATACTGTACGCAGCAGACGTTCTACATCCTGCCACCTTGCCGGTATACCGGAAATCTCCGTTTCTCGATGGTCGAAGTCGTAGTCAGTGTACTGTTCTTCATGCTCTGACAAACCTGCATCTGATTGTTTATCACAAGACATAAAGTTCTCCTTGCTGGGTCACCACAGTTGGGCCGATGGGGTTGACGCGGGGCAAGGGGTTATGCTATCGTGGGGATGTCCAGTCCCAACAGCACAGCCGCTGCGCAGCGTCGCCTTCACCGGCGGCGTTTTGCGTTGTCAGCCCAAAGCATAGCACCGACGTTCTGCACGGGGCAAGCTATGGCGCATACTCCCAGACCTACACGCCCACGCCCTAACGTTCGCCTACGCCCGTCCTGTGGGCTTGGCGGGTGTCTCTAGCATGGCATCGAGATTGCCCCGCCATTCCCAGCCCAGCCGAAACGCCGCTTCTATTGCATAGGCCAGCCGCCCGTTAGCCGCCGATTCAAGCGCGTTGCATTGGGCAAAGCCAAGCCCTAAAGCTTTCAGCGCCGCATCCATCGCCGCGGTTTCGCGCTTGACATTGGGGTCACACTCGGTAAGGTAAAGTACTCGGTCTACCATCACTTCATAGATTGCATTACTCATTGTGATACCTCCGTTTGATTGAATGTGCAGCTTCTTTTTTGGGTCGCTAAAGTCACTGCATAGCGTGCCCCTGTTGGTGCGTGTTGGTGCAGGTTGAAGCGCTCTAGGGCAAACTGTAGCCGACTGCCTAGCCGTGCATTGCGTGCCGCTACGCCCTTCCTGTGGGCTTGGTGGGCCGGTTATTTTACAGACTCCTTGTTACAGACTCTCTGCCCCTCCCGCCCGCTTAGCTCCCCTGCTTCCCAGCCCCACGGTGACGCCCCGCCTATTAGGCCGTCGCCTTATCCGGGGCATCATTGCGCCCCCGCCACATGTGTTTGTTGCCCCGCGCAAAGTAGGCTTCCGGCGTTTCCCCGGCGCGGTCGGCTGCCCGCTGCAAGGCCGCTTCCACCGTGGGCAAGTCATGAATGCGCCAACGCCCACGCCCATCAACCGCACGCGCCAAGCGCAAGAGCGCCGTGCCATTCTCCCATTGCCGTTGGGCCATGCCCCGCGCCATGCAGGCCGCCCGGCTTGTCTCCAGATAGCCCACATGCCAGAGCGCCATTTGCAGGGCGGCATCGTGGGCACGGCGAATGCGTCGGGCGTGCCGACCGTTGACGCGCAAGGCTTCCCGTAGGCGGGCGTTTTCGTCGCGCAGCCGGGAAAGTTCTACCGCCAGATGGTGCGAGCTAAGCAGCCGCACATTATCGCCGCCGGTCATCGCGCCCCCCTTCCAGTTGTCGCAGCAGCAGCGCCGCATGGGTGTCAATCGCATGGCGTGCCACCCGTTCGCGCATATCAAGCTCATGGTGGGCAATGCCGCTGGGACTGTGATATAGCCCTTGCCGCCGATTGCTCCACAGCGCCCACAGCACCGCCCCACCCCAACCAATCAGCCCCACCAGGGCATAGAGGGCGAAACGGTCGCCCAGCGCCCGAAAGAGCCAGGCTAGGAGCAATAGCCCCAACGTAATCATGGCCGCCGCGCCGATGTAAGCCGCCGATACCAACAGGCTAGCCCGTGCGTGGGTTAGGGCGTTGTCATCTTGCCGCGCATGGCCGCTCCCTGTGCCCGCCGTGCCAAGCTCCCACGCTATCGGCATCAAGCCGCTATCGGTCAGGGCCGGGGTTCGCCGTGGCTGGGGGTCGGCTGCCACCCAGGTGGATGGGACAATCTCAACTGCCTTTTCTTGCTTCACTGTGCTACACTCCTTTTCGACTAGGGCGACAGGCGCAAGCCCGCCGCGTTGGTTCACCGTGGGGTATGGGGAAGCCGTCAAGCTATCGCCCCATGCCCCATGCTTTTTTATGGCGACAATCTTGTCGGTCTACCCTGGTGGGCCGCGGCTGCGCTTGCCACCCTTCAGCATAGTTTCGACCACAGCCACGCGCCGATGGGCATCTTGCAAATCATCTTCGACAAGCTGCAAATATTGGCGCAAGACGGTCAAATCGGCGTGCCCCATCAACTTTGCCAAGACAAAGATATTCATCCCACCCCGCAGCGAATTGAGCGCAAAGGTGCGGCGCAACGCATGGGCGGTCAGTGTGGGTGTCTGTGCGATTCGGCGTAGACGTTGCAGGGCTTGCGCCAAGCCGTAGTAAGTCAACCGTTCGCCGTCGGTCTGCGAGACAAAGAGCGCCGGGTCATCGCTTTGGCGTTCAAGATGCAAATACTTTGCCACTTGCTTACGCGTATAGGGGCCGATGTAACTTACCCGGTCTTTTTGCCCCTTGCCTCGGCGTACCATCACCGCGCCGGTCGCCCTATCCACATCGGCTAAGTCGAGCGCGCATAGTTCCGACGCCCGCAAACCACTATCCAGCAAGGTCAGCACGATAGCGCGGTCGCGCGCCGATGTACACGCCGCCAAGACGCGTTGAAGCTCCGTCGCAGTTAGCGCCGGTAAGATTTTCTTTTCAAGTCGGGGCATCTGTACGCGGGCAAATGGGGAAATGTCTAGCAGTTCGTCGCGTACACAGTAATTGAGAAAGGCACGAATGGCGCGCGCAAAGCCATGCACATACGCGCTCGACAGCTTGCGCCGCGCCAAATCCACAATGAAGCGTCGGATGGTGGGCGCGCCCACGTCACCCAGCGCCGGGGCGTCATGCTCGACACACCAAGCCACAAATAGCCCAAGCCGCCCACGATAGAAGCGCAACGTGTGGGCGGTAAATTGGCGCGCTTCGCAGTCAAGCAAAAACAGGTCGAGCGCGTCTACAAGTGAAAGCTTCTGTTGTGGGGCCAATTAAAAACCGCCTTACCCATGTAGTAAGACGGAATATTGTCCCTTACCCGCCCCATCTGGCCCCCAGCTTTGGCGTTGGCGCGGGGGCTGTGCTATACTCACGCCAGCCGATTTGGGTCCCTAGCTCAATGGCAGAGCAGCGGCCTTTTAAGCCGCGGGTTCTGGGTTCGAGTCCCAGGGGGCTCACTAATTGTATGCGGCGTCTGACGTGGCACTAGATGCTGTGGTTTTGCCCTACACAGAGAGGCAGAATCGCCATGTCAGACCCGCGTACTCCCCTAAAATCCGCCCTTGACCTCTATCTGCTGGAAGCCCAGAGCCGCCGCCACACGGCCCACACGCTGCGCTTCTATCGCGGCCGGCTGTCACTATTTGTCCGATGGTGCAAAGACCACGGGATCGAGACGCTGCCGGACCTGACCCACCATCACATTCGCCAGTATCTCATTGACCTCGATAACCGCGGCGTTTCCTCGGCGTACCTGCACAGCCACGCCCGCGCCCTGCGTGCGTTCTGCAATTACTGCCTACGTGACGATCTGCTGACCGTCTCCCCGTTCGCTAAGGTTCAAATGCCCCGGCTTGCCAAAAAGGTGTTGCCCGCTATCTCAGCCGGAGACATCGACAAGATTCTGCGCGCCTGCCAGCATGAGCGAGACCGGGCCATCATCTATGTGATGCTTGACAGCGGCGTGCGGGCGTCCGAACTCTGCGCGCTGACGGTCGGCGATCTCGATCTGGCGACTGGGGCCGTCACCGTCCACGAGGGCAAAGGCCAAAAGGACCGGACGACCTACATCGGTGCCAAGACCCGCAAGGCCGTACTGCGCTACTTCATCAAAGAGCGAGGCGGCACGCCCCCCAGTCGCGAACCGCTGTTCATGCGCCAGGAAGACGACGGCGGCCATATGGAGTATGACGGCCTCAAGCAGTTAATGCGGCGGCTGCGGGACGCCAGCGGCGTCAAGTTCAGCGCCCATGCGCTGCGCAGAACCTTTGCGATCAACAGTCTACGCAACGGCATGAACGTCTATGTGTTGGCGCGGCTGATGGGCCATGCCGACATCACGGTCCTGCGTGCTTACCTGGAAATCCTCGCCGAAGACCTGCAATCTGCCGCTGCCAAGTTCGGCGTGGTCGACCGATTGTAACCCGCCCCCCGGCCGCCCCGCATCGGGCATCCGGCGCTGCATAAATCGGTCATCCGTCCCGTATCCTAATCGACCCCGTAAGCGTATCGCCCGGCTCCCCTGCCGGGCAAAACTCATGCCCATTTTTCCTACTAATAGTATTGACATCCTACCAAAAGTAGGGTATACTGATTTCAGAGCGGCGAACGAGCCGCAAAAGAAAAGCCGGTCGAGGTGCTAGCACACCTGACCGGCCTAGTCCAGAAAGGACAGTTTGCAATGACCATCGTACCACAGGTTGCCCACCAGTTCAACAACGACGGTCGGACCTACACCGTCAAGGCCGAAACCCAGACGACCCACGCATGGGTGAACGGGGAGCCGGTCTTCACCGAGACGTCGGTGGTTGTCCTGGAGTCGACCAACGCCGACGGCTACGACCGCCAGCTTCAGGTGGTCATGCCCCTGGCTGAGGCCATCGCCTTCGCAAAGGCGGTCCTGGCAGCGCAAGCGCAGGCGGACGAGGACGCCTGGATCGACCGGATGTACCAGGATGAGTTGGACCGGCAGTTCGTGGTCCACTGCGCGGTCGAACACGGCAGCGGGTACTCAAGCGGCGTCTACTACCCGAGCTTGCAGTAGGCGACATCAACCGGGGGCTGGGCAACCGGCCCCCTACTCCCCAGGAGACTCGACCGATGTTTAAGTGGTTCATTTTCAACCGCACCCGCTATATGTCGCCCCGGTTTGAGGTGGAGATTCGTCACGAGGGCCGCGACAACCAGACGATCCAGATCACCGATGCCACCTACAACCGCTTCGTCGCACTCGCCAACAGCGGCGAGTACAACATCGAAATCCGGCCCGCGTCCGAGGGACTCTCGTGGGAACTGACGCACCACTCGCAGCCCAAGCCCGCCGCCTCGCACGACGGCATCCGCGACGGCTCCACCCTGGCCTTCGCACCTGCCCACCAATGCCCCGTCGAAGCCGACGGCAACATTCTGTTCGCCTAGCCTACCCAACCCAAAAGGAAACCGAGTCATGAACCATCAACCGACCACCGTTCGAGTCATGAGCCCGCTGCAAACGACCATCGAAGAAGGCGAGGAGATCATTGCCCGCCTGAGCGACGCCGCCGCCCGCGTAGAACGGGCCATCTCCGATGAACGGGAATGGTACACCCGCTGCAAGTATGCTGAGACCGCCTACGAGGTCGCTGAGACCGATGCGCTGGCGGACATCATCATCATGGCCCAACAGAAGGAAGGGCCGCTGGCCGGGGTCGCGGCCACCTCGAAGGCGTATGACATTCTGCTCTCCAACCTGAAAAACCAGCTTCGCAGCGGCAAGCTGGCGCAATCCTGGCAGGCTGTCGAACGGATGCGCCGCCAGTATGACGCTGCCAAGACCGAGTTGGAACAGGCGCAGACACTCTTTACCTCGTTCCGCAAGATTGCCGACATCAAGACGCAGGTCTTGCGCGCGTCGACCATCTAGGCCGTGGGGCCGGGTCACACCGGCCCTACTCCCCTTCATCCATAGAGACATAGAGACAAGGATACGTAGACCTATGAGCACCAATGCCATCGTCGCCTTGCACGGCGAAAACAACCTCACCGAGGTTGAGCAGATGATTTTGGCTGAGATGCAAGAGGACGCCGGTGCGTTCCGCCCGAGCCTGGCGCGTATCAAGATTGCGCCGGGGGGGATTGGGCAGTTTCTGATGGGCGATGAAACGGTGAAATCGTTTACCGGCATCGTTGCGTTGTCGCAGATCATCCGCGGCTACTGGCCTGGCAGCGGGACCGGCGATGCGCCGCTGTGCAGTTCCGCCAACGGCTTGCAGGGCATCCTCTCGGAGCCGACCGACAAACAGTTTGGCGAGGCCACGAAGGCGCGCCGCCCCCATCCCGGCATCATTGCCTTGTCGGAGAAGCGCCCACTGCCGGAAGCGTTCGACTGTGGGGCATGTCCGCTGAACGAGTGGGGATCGGAGCACCAGCGGCGCGGCGGCAAGGGCAAGGGCAAGGCGTGCAAGGAGATGCGCCGCCTGTTGGTCATCCCCGACGGCTGGGCATTGCCCGCCATCATGAGCCTGCCGCCCACCTCTATCGGCATCTGGGATGAGTTCTGTTCCGCTCAGGCATCGAAGCGCAACGCCTATTTTGCCGCCCGTGTGAAGTTCAGCCTCGACACCCGCGAGGCGAACGGTGGGGAGAAGTACAACGTGGTCAACATCTCGCCTGAGGGCAAGATCACCGATAAGGACAAGCTGTTGTTGGTCTCTGCCATCCGGCGCGAGTTCCGCGAGTTCATCTCCACGTCGCCGGTGGAAAACAACGAGTATGAGGTCGTGGATGTGGGTAGCGCCACGGTAGACGCCAGTGCCACACCCGACGACGAACAGTTGCCGCCCTTTTAACCTTTGCCGTTAAAGCCCAGGGGCTAGGCCGCAAACCTAGCCCCGCACCTCTCAGGAATCCCACCCATGAACGATTACGAATACGCAGCTCCCACCGAGCAAGGCGGCCTGTCTGCATTCTACGCCCAGTTGGACCGCCGCAAGGCGCAATCAGCCCCGGCCCCGCAGGTCGACGCGGCTATTGACCCGAATGACAACGAATACACCGACCTGACCCAAAGCGAAGATCTGCCCGCCATGCCGGAGAGCGCCTACGCCCCACTCTCCATCGTGCAAAAGGCTTACTGGGAAATGGCCGATGCCGAGGTCAAGTACGAACAATCTGCGAATGGCAGCGCCTACTATCGCAGCGCCGCCGAATCTGCCATGAAACGGGCCGCCCAGTACGCCGCCATTGCGCAAGCCCAGGCGTTGACCCGCATCGCCAACGCTCTCGACATCCTGGTTCAGGCACGGAAGGAATAGACATCATGGAAACCAAACCCATCACCGTGGATGAAGAACCCGAAGTGCTCGACGCCACCTCGAACGGCCCCATCGTCATTTTGCCCGCTGAGGAGACGCCCGCGGAGACGACATCCGCCAAAGAAGAGGAACCGGAATACTACAACGGTCGCAAGCTCCACAAGCGGGCCGGCTACACCACAAACAAGGGCAACGGTGAATCCAAGACTCGTCGCCAGATGGCAAAGCGCAGCCGCCGCATCAATCGGGGGAAATAGACATGCGCCGCCCCATCTACCGCACCATCCGCCGCCCGTGCCCAGACTGCTTGGGCACAAAGGTCAACGCTAACGGCTCCGGCCCCTGTGCTACCTGCCAGGGGACCGGCACCATCGAACAAGAGGTCGAAGAGCGATGAACCAGAAGCAACCGCCGACCCTAACCGAGAATGAGCGCCAACTGGTCGAGATGGCGGCGCAAGGCGAGAGCTACGCACAGATGGCCTGGCGGCTAGGTGTGCCGATGACGACGATTCGCAGCCGCCTCAACTATGCACGGCGACGGTTCGAGGCCATGAGCACCACGCACCTGGTCGCCATCGCCCTCCGTTCCGGCCAAATCAATTAGGAGGCCGAAGATCGATGTCTGAAAACCTACCTTTTGTCAACCGTTTCCTGAGTGAGCTTGTCCAGCATCGTGCCCGCGGCCGGGAACCGTCGCATCCGTGGTTGCGCCTTGCCCGCCGCTGGGTTGCCGAGCGTGAACGTAAGCGCCTCCCGGCCACCTGGAATCGCCTGGCGGTGGTGGTGCGTGACACGTCCCGCCTTGACTACGGCGCTGCGATCCTGGTCGCTCGTGCCTGTCTAGCCCATATCAACGAGGACAAATCCACATGAAAAAGCAACGCCGCTGCCCGCGCTGCAAAGCGCCGCTGATCAAAGTGATCGACGAGTACGGGGAGATGTACATCTGCGGCAATCCCCACTGCCATCACGCAGAGCCGAAATAGCCATGCCCATGCAGAGAGGTCGCTATCCCGCCGACTGGGACGCCATCGCTATCAAGGTCAAAGAGGCTGCCGACTGGCAGTGCCAAGTGTGCGGTAAACAGTGCCGCCGCCCGGGGGATCCATTCGATACCCATCGGCGGACGTTGACCGTCGCCCACACCTATCCCGCCGACCACGACACAATGGCCCCCGTCGTCTGCGTAGCGGCCCTCTGCGCCCCTTGCCACCTGCGACTGGATGCCCAGCGTAGGCAGGAACAACGAAAGGTTCAATGATGAACGACAACCTAGCATTGACCATTGCCGTCTCGGTCATCTCCCTCAGCATCGCCGCGGTCAAGATTGTCGAGTACGTCTATGGGTGTGGAGGTGGGCTGTGACTGAACACTGGCAGCCGCTCAAGGCGTTGAGTAGCCTACTAGACTGGCTGCTATCAGACACAACGTTTCATTGGCCTAGCCCGCCCAACCATACGGCGTACAGTCCCGACTATCCGAGTCGGGGGCACGGCATGAGTACGGGGCGACTGTATCACGGAATCATGTTCGGCAATGACGCTCACGACGTATGGATTCACACCCAGTACAACGACGATGATCGCTCCAAGTATCTCTGCGTCATGGCCGCAGAGGACTTCCGCAAACTGGCGCTGTGGTATCTCTGGCGCTGGGTGTGGGGTGAATGGTGCGGTCTACGCCGATGGCTATTCTACAAGCGCTTGCGCCAACAGGTGCGACGGATGGAGGCACAACGCAATGGCTAGGTATCGCAAGAAGCCGGTCGTAGTTGAGGCGTGGCATTGGGCCGCAGGTAATCAGGAGGATACCCCGCAATGGATAGATGACGCCATTGACAAAGAGGTAATCGTTCTGCCGCCACTCAACAGCAACGGATTCTTAATCAACACGCTAGAGGGACCTGTCGTTGCAAGCCCCGGCGACTGGATCATCCGTGGCGTCAAAGGCGAACTCTACCCATGCAAGCCGGACATCTTCGAGGCAACCTACGAGCCGGTCGAAGGGCAGGAGGAATAGGGCGATGGGACGCTTAGCTTTTGGCAGTCCACAAGCGAACCGGCTGCTGCAGCGGGACAAGGCTGTCGCCGCCTACATTGACGAACACGGGGAAGACCCGGACGATAAGCTGAAGGAACTACGGGCATACCTGGGGGATCTGCGCACGCAAAAGCAGCGGGAAACTAATGTCGATGAGTTGGAGGCGCTGCGCTTCGACATCCGGCGCACGCTGGAAGCGTGCTGGGATATTGAGGCGGCACTGGGCGACCGGCAGACAGAACCCGAATGGATGGATCGGTCATGAGCATTAACCGCACCTGGCAGCGCAAGCTCCTGGCAGAGGCCGCCCGCACCGGCACGCTGCACACGCTCTACTGGTATCCTGTCGCCGTCAATGGCCGCCAGGACAAGGGGATCGCTGTGGGTGCGGTAGAGCCTTCGATCCCCGTCGTGCCCGTGGGCCGTGACCCCGAGGAAAGCCGACACGAAGCCCACCTGATGATTGAACTGTTGGAGCTACCTGGTGCCGCGTTTGCTCTGGAGTTGACGACCGCGGACCTCCTGAATGAGTGTGGCGTGCCCTGGTTCGAGTGGGGCAGCCACGATCACATTTGCCCAGGCTGCGGGGCCATCGGCAACGATTGCATCTGCACCGCAATTCGCACCTGTCACGAACCACTATGCACCCCGACCCCGTAGCCACGGCGACCGATGCCATTCGGGAACTGGTCAACCGCAAGGTGCGCCCGCTCTCCTGGCTGGAAGCGACCTTTGCCGTTGTCGAAGCGATGACCACGGAGAAGGCGACGGCAACGCTGGCCCAGCTCATCCGCTGTCGCTTTCTCAGCGTCTACGATGCGGACCTGGCACAGATGCTGGCCCAAAAGCTCGGGGTCGAGGTGCGCTGGTCACATGCACGTTTCAACGCAGATGGATGGAATGAAGGGAGAGGCTATGGATAAACCGGGGAAGACGCTCAAGGTCGGTGGGACCGCCAATGCTGCGATCGACGCCGACCGACTCATCATCACGCCGCAAGGCGGCCTGGTCACAGTGACCGTGTTCGACACGCGCGGCCTGGTCGTATGGATGCACCATCCGCTGTCGGGTTGGTATATCGAAGTGGACAATCGAAAACCGGAAGCACCTCAGAAAGAATCACAATGAACGCCACTGACTACCAAAAGCAAGCTGCCCGTACTCTCATTGACCGGCCTGGCTTCGACCTCGACGATACCCACATGATGATCTTGTGGAACGCCCTCGGCCTGGCAGGTGAGGCCGGGGAGGTCGCAGAAATGGTCAAGAAGGGCATTCTGCACCAGCATGGCCTCTTCTACGACAAGATGGCAAAGGAGCTTGGCGACTGCCTGTGGTACATCGCCGCACTCTGCACCATCATGGAATTGGACATGGGCGAGATCATGGCCGCCAACATCGAAAAGCTCAAGGTGCGCTACCCGGATGGGTTCAAGAGTGTCGACAGTATCGCCCGTGTGGATACGGAGACTCTCGATTGGGGCAAGGCCAAAGTGTACCTCGACCGGATGGAACAGGCATATCGGGACATCGGACCCACCGGGAGTTTCGGCCTAGCACTGACCATCATGCCGCTGCAGGATCGCTACGCCAAAGGCGAGCGCACGCAATGGCTCTACGACGAAATCATGGGGATTGGCTAAGATGACCACACAGTATCTTGCCTTCGATATTGAAACCGCCAAAGTCACCCCGGAAGGCGAGGATGTCCAGTTGCATCGTCCGCTGGGTATCTGCTGTTGGGCCGTCGCCTGGGTAGACAGACATGACGTGGTTGTGAGTCACTCCTACTCGGGCACGGATGCCGAGGGCGGCATGACCCCGCAGATGAGCCGTGAGGAGTGCATTGCCCTCGTCTGGCGGCTGCATAAGGCCGTCGAACGGGGCTTTACCATCCTGACCCACAACGGCGCGGGCTTTGACTTTGACATCCTGGCAGAAGAGTCGGGGATGCACTCCCTATGCGCCCACCTTGCCCTGCACAGCGTTGACACCTGTTTCCTGGTGCATTGTCTCAAGGGCTTTCCCGTGGGGCTAGATGCCATCGCACGGGGCATGGGGCTGCAAGGCAAGACCGATGGAATGAGTGGGGCATTGGCCCCGCAGATGTGGGCCGAAGGGCGCTGTGCGGAGGTGCTCGCCTATGTCGAACAGGATGTGCGGGCAACGCTGAACGTGGCGTTAGAGATCGAGAAGCTGCGGCTCCTGGCGTGGATTTCTCGTTCGGGCAAGCGCAACATCCTACTCGTTCCCCAACTGCTGACCGTCGAAGAGGCGCTGCGTCTCCCCGAGCCGAATACAAGTTGGATGTCCGACCCGCTGCCGCGCAGTCGATTCGTAGGCTGGATGGAACATGAACCAGCAGTCGCCTAACACTGAACCCGAACTCGCTCAGCTTGCGGCGCTGACCCAGATGCGCGAGTTATTAAATGCCTTGTTCGACGCATTCGAGCGAGACATACGCGCCGGCGAGGTCGAGAGTTTCGACTGGGGAGGGGAAGTCACCCCGGAGATTGTCGAATCTGCGTCTATCGGGCAATGGCGGACCTTCAAGGCAACGGGGTTCATGATTGCAAGCTTCTACTTCAAAGCTGTCCGCAAGTTGGGCTTGCCCCCGAAGGCCGCGCAATAGGAGGTGTTATGTTCCGCAGGTTCGCCGCCCGGCTGCTCGGTTTTCGTGTCGAATCGACCCCACCCCGCAGGGAGTCCGTAGACCCCCTGTGGCAAGCTCAGGCCGATGCTTTCGTTTTGTTGGAAGCCATCTACACGGGGCAACCCTGGAGCCGTCGTTCCATGGCGAAACGCATGTCGCAGCCTCGCTGGTCGAATGCCACGCAACTGCTTAGGAGCGCAGAGATTCTCGACCAGAAGGGCAGGCGTGTCAGTCTGGACTACGACATAGCAACCGCCAAGATCATGATCCATGAGGTAGTGCGGCGGGAACGAGAGAAGCGGCGCAATCCTCGCTACGTCTCCCCTTGGTAGCTGCCCTCCCCCACCGAAATGGCGGTCGGGTCTCATTTCCTACTCGACTACCGGTGACTAACCACCGCCTAACCAGTGCCCCTAACCAGTAGCCCCGGCCAGGTAGGTCGGGGCTTTTGTTTGGTTCCACGTCTTTACTGTTCTTGCAGTACAGAGCGTTCACGCCACGCCTGGACTGAGTGACGCATATGGGGGCGTGAACGCTCTGCGGCTTTCCTAGCGATGCTTTGCTGCCCCGATCTCCCGCCCTAATCGCTATCAGGTAGCTGCGGGGCTTCGGTCTCTTCGCCGTCTAGCAGGTCAACCGGCTCGGTGTCCAGCGCCGTCTCCACCTGCCCGCCGTCCAGTAGCGACTTGACCAGCCGATACTCCCCCTGAAGGCGCATCAACTCGTCCCAGGACGCAGTGAGCGCCTGTTGCAGCTTGGCAATCTGCGCCTCAATCCCCTGGCGCTTGGCTTTCTCTTGCTCGAACTGCCGCTCAATTCGATTGAGTTCCGATCCCAACTTCGTCGGCGTGATCGCCTGCTTGCTCATGGTTTCTCCTATGCCTGGTTAAACGGACATCCGCCGCACTTGGTTGAGCGTGATGCGATACGCGCCGACGGTGATGGCCTCGTTGTTCAAGAATTTGGCGAAATTTTCCAGCATGTTGACACAGTTGACGATCTGCTCCGCGGTGATGCCCAGTGGGGCAAGCTCCTCGTCCGTGTAGCTGCCGCCCACGTCAAAATACTCCAGCCGTAGATCGGCGGCGCTGTCTGCCGCCTTTGCCAGCGACTGCACACATTGCACAATCGCCACCGCGGTTCCCAATCGGCTCATGGCCTCGTTTGCCTCCCCAATGCTTGCGTATTCGACAATCGTCCCATTGTCGCGCCGGAGCAAGGTGCGCCCCTCCGCGGTCTGGCCCAGCGACTTGAACATCTGGCATCCCCTCTCGCTTTGTGCGCGGCCCCTACCACGACGCGTGCGCCGCGCGCCGCCAGGTGTTTGTCGCCACACAGACGTAAAAATAACTGCCGTCCCAACAAATGTCCCCGGCGCTACCCGCGGCACTTGCGCTAGCTGGTGTTTTCCCCGTGCGCAATCTCAGCACATTGAGATTCAGGTCAAGTCTTGTCTGATCCAAGATTGCAATCAGCGTGGTCGTGTCGTCCTTGTACCAGTAATGCTGCGTGGCCCTGTGCTTGATCTGCGTCGGCGTGGGGACGGTCGCATTGATCTCGTAGATCGTGTCCGCATACGTACCGATGGACAGCGCCCCAACGCCCACCCACGCCCCGCGATGGGCGTCGGCGTTGTAGGCAATGATGCGCACCGCATTGGGTTTCGACGAATCCTGCGCGCCGATGTAGACCTCGTTGGTGTTGCCGGTCGTCACGCGGTCGCTGAGGTAGCCCAACATCCCGCCTCGCCAAGTGTCGGTGCCGTCTACAAAACCGTAGGAGTTCTTGAGGTCCGACATCGTACCCGAGCGGATGACGCGGATCCCTTTCTCTCCAAGCTGGACGATCCCCTCCCCGGCATAGAACTTGCCGTCGGTGTCGGCATACCACTGCGGTACACCGGCGTTGTACCCGGCGATGCGCCCGATCCCCGACACGTTCCAGATTTTTAGGCCGGTGGTCGGGCTGGCAAACGAACCTGTGCCCTGATAGATCCCCCCGTTGGTACTCAGGTCCAGCACCCCGTCCAGCGTTGCCCCGCCGCTGTCCAGCAGCAGCACCGTTTTATCCGCATACCCCCACTTCCACTGCGGCTTGCCACTGACCCCATCTTGGTCAAACCACATCCACCCACCGTTGCTGGCCCCATACTGCCCAAACAGGATATCACCTACACTCAGCGTCGCCCCGCCCCAACTCTTCGAGGCCGCCTCGCCGCCATAGACGCCCAGCACCGGATTGCCCAGCGTATCGCGCATCCACAGCCCCTCCTCGTCCGCCCAGACCAGCCCTTTGGGCGTCGCCCGGAAATTGAAGACGCTCGACTCGGCAAACACCTGCGCGTCCGACTCATAGATGGCCCGCACCCGGTCGCTGCTCAGCGCCTTGCGCGCCACACACAGGTCGTCCACCATCACCGGCCCGTAGCTGGCATTGATGTTCAGCCCCAGGTCCACCGACGTCGGCGCACCGGCAAAGGTAATCGAGGTCAGCGTGCTTTTCAGTTCCCCGTCGATATAGGTGCGCAGCGTGCCGTTGTCATAGACAATCGCAACGTGATACCACTGCTCGCCGGTCAGGCTGGTCAGCAGCGTCGGCGTCGACGTACCGCCGTTGTGGACCGCATTGAGCCGCAGCGCCGTGCCGGATACGCCCTGCACGCTCACGCGCCCCGACGGCAGGCGCAGAATCGGGGAGCCAATCTGATTGCTCCCCGTCGCCGCCGCAGGCCACTTACACCAGGCCATCACCGTCCAACGGTGCGCCACCATCCCGGCGAGCGCATAGGCCATCGACCCGTTGGACCGGCTGCTAGTGCTGGCGTGCGCCGTGCCACTCCAACTGTGCCCCGGCAGGCTGCCGTCCATATACCAGGTCGGCGTTGCACTCAGTTCGAGTTGGGCACCATCCACGTACACATCGCACGATCCGGACGTGAACAGGATGCGCAGCCGCACGCTGGCAGTCGCCAGCGCGGTGCCCGTTACACTAAACCGCTGCCAATCCTCGGTGATATTAATGGCGGCACTTCCGTAATTTGCAAAGGTGCTGGCATTGACGATCTGAAGGTTGGCCGTTGTTGGCACGTTAGCGCGCAGCCAAACCGAAAATGATAAAACATCACCGTTGGTAGCTGAGTATCCTGCATAGAACTGGCTATTCGATGCTGGCGCTCCAGCAAGACTCAACTTGGCAGAGGCGATGCCAAAATAGGCATCGCCTGTATCACGCACTGCCGCAGTTAAAGCGACTGCGGTCCAGCCCGTCAGGTTAGTCTCGAAGCTAGGATTGGTAATCAGGTTAGTCCCTGTCGGTCCCACACTCACGCATTTATAGAATTTGCCAGGTCGATAATGCGTGTTGTTATTGGTCGTGGGCACTTGTCCCAATGGAATGGCATTCGGCTCTCCCGTATAGTTGCTGCTGTACGGCTCCCCACCGTCAAAGTGGCAGAGCAGCGCCACATCCTCCAACTGGATCGCATGCTTTCCCACCAGTTCCGTGCCCCGGATCGGGCCGTTCACGTCCAACGCAAACTGTGGGTCCGGCGCACGCAAAATCCCCACGCTGTCCAGACTCACGTCCACAAAGAGGACATTCGCCCCCACGGTCAGGTCGCCGCCGTCCGTGATATCGACGTTGCCCTTGACGCCCAGCGTCTTGGTAATCAGTCCGCCCGCCGCCGTACTCTTGAGCAGCCGCCCCTGCGGGTAGGTCACGCCGTCCAGGGTCGAGACATCCGCGACAGCATCAACTGCATGGACATGGCTCACGCCGCTCACGCCGTTGGCCGTGGCCGCGGACAGCGTGGTCGGCGTGCCCAGTTGCAGCGCCCCACCGCCGTCAAAGCCCAGGCCACTGTCGGTGGCCTTGCGCACGTAGACGCCGGTGACGTCGCGACCGATGCCGTTGCCGGTCTTGACCCGCAGACCGCTGACATCCTCCAACCCAGGATTGCTCGCCAGGAGCAGCGATATCTCCTGCCCGGACAGCCCGATCGGGGAGACCACCGTCACCGGCGCATGATGGGCACTGGGATTGCCTGCATGGGTGCTCAGGTCCACCCCGTCAATGGTGATCCCAGGGTCGACGCTGAGGTTGCCGGTCAGGCTCAACGTGCCGTCGCGCCGTAGAAACGCCGAGGTATCAATGCTCGCGCCACTGCCGCCGCCGCTCAGGATGACGCTAGCGGTTTGCTGGTAGCGGGTGTCGATGATGCGCTCAGACTGATTCTTGGGCATCAGTTCACCTCGTCCTCATAGCAGGCGTCGCAGTCCTTCACCTCGTACAATTTGCCCAGGTAGAGCCACGCCGTGCTTTGTAGGTCATAGACCGACCAGGTGTCCGCCGTGCCGGAGAGCGTCACCGCGCTGTTGCTCCCTGCCGGGTCCACAATCTCGGCGCTGCCCCGATAGTGCAGGTAGCGCAAGCGATGTACCAGGTAGTAGCCCTTCTCGTTGCTCGGCGTCGTGTTCTTGCGCACCGGCACGTTGTAGATAGCCGCACCCAGGTTGGCGTAGATGTCGTCGAGCGCATCCTTCCAAGTGTTGAATTTGGCGGCGGTGGGAATCTCCCCCTGCTCCCACCGTTCAGGAATCACATAGGCCATTAGAGGCTTGTCCCATCCGACTCAATCAGATACTCGACCGTCACCTGCTGCGACGCCGAAAAATCCACCACGACCCACATCTGGCACTGGGTCAACAATCCCGGCAGCGTCAACAGATCCCAGTAGGTTGTCCAACTCCCGCCCACCCCCGGCTCCGACCCCGCGCCGCTGGTGTGGTTGCTCTTGCACTTGTAGTACGCGCCGCCGTGCAGCACAATGTCGCCGTCGCCGTCCCGGTTGGCCTGATAGCCGGTCGCCGTGACCCAGGCTCCCTGATAGTTGGGACAGCCGGTCCAGGTGGTCAGGTCGAAATAGCCGCTGAACGATGTGCCCGAGGCCGGAGCCTCGTGGGACGCAAATTTCACCCCGTTGTAGAAGATGCGGATGTACGAGGGCGTGGCGTTGGCGCTGATTTTGTAGTGCAGATAGCGGTTGCGGTGACGGATGTACCAGACGGCATCCGCGCTGGTGATCGTCTCCTGGTTGGCGCGAAACGAGTGAAAGCCCACGTTGGGGCTGGCGGAAATGCCCTTGAGGAACTCGATATTGTCGGCAATCAAATTGAGGTGCGCCGCACTCAGCACATTGCCGTCGCTCAGGGTCGAGATGGTCTGGTAGGGCATACAGGCTCCTAGTAAAAGACCGGCAGGGCATAGGTCGTGCCAATGCCCACCGTGCCGGTCCCCAAGACAAAATATTCGTCATAGGGGAACAGTCCGTTGCTCGCCACTGCTTCGATGTTCTGCCGGAAGCCGCTGCTCGACAGGGACCAGGTCAGGCCGACGATGTTGGCATTAAACGGGCCGTCCCAGTGCTCGTCATGGCTGACCTGGATGCGGTCGCCGATGTGCAATTCGGGTAGGCCGGGGCAGTTGTTGAGGCGAAAAAACAGCCGGGGCAGTTGGCAGCGGTCGCGCAGATAGTCCGCCAGCGCCTGCGCCTGCGGGGCACTCTGGATGTACACGTTGCCGCGCACCGCCCGCGTGCGTCCGGGCCGGATGTCGGTATAGCTCGTCCAAAAGCTGTTGCTGCTCTCGGCAGTGACTTCCTCGCTCGGGCCGCCGGCAATCGCCACGCCCACCAGTTGCAGGTTCACGATCTCCAACGCATGTGTGGTACTGGCGTTGACAAACTCCAACTCCACGCGCTGCGCATACTGGGTCATGTTGACCGACAGCGCCCCGGTTCCCACCCGCCCCCCGCTGTGACTGGCGATGTAGCTCACGCTGTCCACCCGATACCCTGGCTGGCGCAGCCGCGCCGTCACGCGCTTGCTGCTGTTGGCAGGCACGACGATGGTTGCGTCCGGCTCCCACAGCACCCCCGCCGCCAGTTCCCCGCGCGGGGCCACCTCGACCGTGATGCGGTTGTAGAGTTCCCGGTCGTTGTAATAGGGGACCAGTTCCCCGTAATCGTCGATGGTGTACGACTTCTGGTTCGCCGTGTGCGCCGCCGTGGTCCACGACCACATGTTTTTGTAGGTGAACTTGCCCTCGTGGTTACAGTAGAAATAGCCGCCGCAGGCTGCGGCCAGCCGCCAGATTTCGTCCAGGGGCGATTCATCGTCCAGCCATGCCCACGGAATCGCAAACAGGCCGGGGGCGAGGGTCTTGGCAGGGTTGGCGTGCGCCTGACTCACAAAGTCCGTGCCGTCCACCATGCCCGCATCGCCGAGGAACTGGGCGATGATCTGCTCCTCGTTGTAGCCGTCGTCGTGCATGGTGCGCAGGTCGGCCATCAGCGTGGAGGTGCGGGCGTTGAGCAGCAGCTCGTCCCGGCTCCGGCAGTCGAGCGTCACCGTCGACGCCTGGTTATAGGTCGGCGTGCTCTCCTGCGGGAGCTTGATGACGCCCGTAAAGACCCGCGCGTAGTTGCTCCCCCCGTCGATGCTCACGTTGAGATACATGGGCGCATGGTACGCGCCGCCGCCCAGTAGATAGGTGTAGAGTGCGCCGCCGCTGTTATAGGGACTGTAGCGCCCGTCGTCGTTGCGCAGCACCACCGTGCAGCGGTCTGCCGTGCCGCCCGAGGCCGTAAACGACTGTTCCGGCGGCGCAATGCGGTGATTGCCCGACGCGCTGACCAGCCGTGTGGATTCATTGGTGTACGTGCCGTTCTTGGCCCAGTCCACGTACAACTGCCAGGTGACGGTGCGCGGCATCGCTAGTCCTCAATTAGGTCAAACGACACATCATAGACAATGCCCGCGGCGATCTTCTTGAGCCGCGCCGTGATGCGCCCACCCTCGGGCCGGGTCACGGTATAGCTGCCCCCGTCCGGTGGCACGAATGTGCCCGTCGTGTTCTTCACCGCGCCAAAGGCGGTGCGAATCGTGGCAAGCTGTGAAGAGGACACATTGACAAAACTCAGCTTCCACATCTTCTTGGCGGATGTGTCCACCAGGTCATGCACCGTCTTGCCGCTTGCCACCACCACCACGCCGCCGCGGTAGGTGTCTTCCACCTCGCACGCCTGCGGGTCGGGCAGCGTGTTCCCGGCCAGAGTTGTCGCCATCCTAGTTCACCGGCTCCGTCAACGTCCGATTGGTTGCGATCTGGGCCATGACGCCGGGCGTTACCAGGTTCACCAACAGGTCGACCGTGCGCGTGCTGATATTCCCCGCACCGCTCATAAACCCGTCGGCCCACAGGCTCCCGGCCTCGACCGCCGCCTGCGTAATGTCGGCATAGGTCGCTTTGATTTGCCCGAGGAATGTGCCCACCAACTCGCCGCCCTTATCTGATGCGGCGACGGCATCCACGGCCCCCTGTCCGAACTGGTCGGCGGTCGATTCGCCCAACGCACCGGGACCGTTGGCCCCCAGCGCAGCGTTGGCCGCGCCGAGGGCTTCTTGTAAAGGGATGCCCATCTCCGCCGCCAGTTCCCCGGCAATCTCCTCTGCCAACTCCTTCATGTTGCGGTCGCCGGTAATCATGGCCCGCACCAGTTCCTTCGCCCGACCCTTGTCAATCAACTCGGGCTGGAGTCCCTGCTGGAACTCGCGCAGCAGGTAAGCGGCCTCTTCCTGCGGGTTGGAGGCAGTGCGGATCATCTGCCAGATGTTCGGCGCTTCAGCCTGGAAATCCCCTAACCAGTCCTGGTCCTTGAGACCGTTGGCGGCGATGTCGGCCAAACGCCGCGCGTTTTCGTTGATGGCATCGGGCCGCAGTCCCATTTTCGCCAGGATGTCTTCCGGGTCGACCCCCGTCCCCGTGTCGAGCGCCTGCGACAAGACGCTGCCCACCGTGCTTTGCAGCGCCTGAAACTCTTTGGAGATCTGCGGCACGGTTGTGGCGAGTTTGGCCGCGGCCTTCTCCTGCCGGTCCAGTTCGTTCGCCCCCTCGCGCAGGTTGGACACAAAGGCCGGAGTCAGGACGTTATCGATGTACTCGTCCGAGTAACCCGCCACATCCCCCCAGTACTGTTGATACATGGCGAGCGTCGCAGTCTGTTCGGCAAGCCAATCCTGCGTGCCCGCGGCCCCCAGGTTATCCACCAGCCCCGAAGCCACGCCCTGCAGTTGGCGTGCCCCGTTGCGCACACGCTGCATGGCGATGTCGAACTGTTCCGCCGCCGCCAGTGCGTCGATCCCCATGTTGGCGATCTTGGGGCCGGCTTCCGCTGCCGAATTGCCCGCTTCGTCAAATGCCTGCGCGGCGCGGTAGGCCGCCTGTTCAGCCTCCCCCGTTTCATACGCCGATCGCTCGCTGGCCCCGGTCGCCTCGTTGAGCGCTCCGGTATAGCTCATCAACAGGTCGCGGTTCGCGGAAATCTGCCCACCCAACCGCGCCTTCTCCGCTTCCAACTCACGGATCACTTTGGCGACCGCACCGGTCGAATCCTCCAACTGCCGATAGCGGGCGATCTGATCGTCGACTGCCGCCATCTCTTCCCGCTGCGCGGCGATGACCTCCCGCAGTGCCGGGAGCATGGAGGCCATCAGGTTTTGCCCCTCGCGCCCGGCGTTGGCATCAAACTCACCCGTCACCTGGTCGACGATGCCCGCCAACCAGTTCGCCGCCCGGTCGATCCCGCCGCCGCTGTCCTCAGCCACCTGTTCCTGCAAGCCGCGCCAGGCCGTCCGCAGCTTCTCCACGCCGGTCGCCGCGGCCGGGGCGCTCGTAGCAACGTCGCCGTACTTCTCAATCAGCCGCCCAACCACCGCCTCCTGATAGGCTTGCTCTGCACTCATCCCGGCGTTGGCGGCCCGCAGTTCCTCAATGCGGCCCTTGACCTCGGAGACGCCCAACCCAATCTGGTCCAGACGCATGGTCGACTGGTTGGCAATCGCCAACTGCATCTCGCCAATAATGTCCCCGACCGCCTTGCCGGTTGCCAGCGATGCACCGCGCGCCGCCGTCAGAAAACGCTCCAACTCCTGTGCGTTGTCGGCAAAGCCAATCGACTGGAGGCGGCTCACCTCGGCCAATGCCTCCCCACGCGTGACCGCACCGCCGGTCGCCTCCACATAGGTGTCGAGTAGGGAGTTCAACTTTTCCTGGCTGCCTGCCAGCGATAGCGCCGCTACCTCGGCGCGGCGCATACTGGCGGCCTGGTCAGAGAGCGCCCCCGCCGCCTGGGCAGCCTGTGCGCCCAGCGCCACGACCCCAGCCGCGCCCAGCGCCTTGCCCAAGCCACCCAAGCCCCCCGCGACGCTTTGGGCCGCACCGTCCAAGTCCTTGAGTTCGGCCTTGAGCGTCCGCACTTCCTGGCTAGCTCTATTTTGGGCGTTGAGCAGAATATCCAGCCGCGCCTGGTCGGTCATGCCTCATCTCCCATCAACGCGTCGTGCTCCAAAATCATGCGCCAGTCGTCTTCGTCAAGCTCGACATCCTTGCCGTCGATCTGCCGCTGACGCAGCGTTTCCACCCGTTCGATGTTCGCCGCGGCCCGCGCCCGCAGGTAGCGATACAAATCCATCTGGTCCAACTCATCCAGCGTCCGGCCCGGAAACTGGCGGAGCAACCACGCATCGAGCAGCGCCGTCGGTGGGCTTAACTCGGGTTCGCCGGGTTCAGGGCGACTGCGGTGGTAGGCAACCACAGCCGCCCGCTCATGTTTCCCAGGGTACGCAAGTCCCGGAGCGTCTGCCCCAATACCCCGCACACAAAGCCCCACAACCGCAGATCCGCGTCGTCAAACCACTCCGGGGCCAGCGCCTCCGGGTCGGTCAGGCTCACCTCATCCTTGACCAGATGGCAGGCCACGACCTTGCGCCGCAGCCACAGGAACTCGTGGTCAGTCCCGCGCCCGGTGCCATAGTCAACCGCCTCACGCCGGGTCCAGCGTTCGCTGACCTCGATCCAGTTCGCTTCCAACCCTTCGATGTTGCAGTAATAGCGTCGTGCCATGTTGCTCCTTACGACCGAGTCGGGATGCCGCTCAGCCGCAGCTTGGGCGCACTGGTGAGCTTGCCCGTCGCCTGCGCCCCGATGTTGTAGCCGGTGACAAAGCCGTTGGTGGTCCAGGTGTAGGTCACGGTTCCGCCGCTGCCGGTGACGGTGATGACCACCGTGCGCTTGGTCGGCGTGATGGCATCCGGCCCAAAGATGTCATCCATCGCCTTCTCCCAGTCCGTCGTCAGATCGAGCGACCACTCCGACAGCCCAGGGTCAAACTGCTGCCCGGTGCTGGTCAGGGTCGTGGCTTCGAGTTCCGCCGCCGTCGAGTTCAACTGCGCCTGGTTAACATAGGCCGTGACGTTGTTGCTGTTATAGGTGACAGTGATGTTGCCCGCACTTTTCCGCGCTGTCATGATTGTGTTCTGCCCTTTCCTCTGCTACATCGTGACGCCGTTGCTACAGGCGATCACCACAAATGTGAATCCCGTTGCGCCGCCCAGGGCGGACACATTGACCCGTAGGTAGCGTCGCACCGACCCGCTGTAGGTCTGCTTACTGGCGCCGACCGCCGAAAAGGTGAAGGTCGCCAGGTCCGCATACGTGCCACCGCTGCTCGTAGCGTGCTGCAATTTGACCGCCGCGCCGCTGGCCGCGCCGGTGATGCTCTGCACGAAGATGAACGCCGTTCCGCCGTTCACGCCCGCTGCCCCCAGGTCGCAGACCGTCCCGGCCACCCCGGTCGCCGTCACCGCGCCGGTGAAGACGCGTATGCCCCGATAGCCGCCGCGGCCCTTCGCCCACGCGCCGCGCAGGGTCATCAGCCCGGCCACCGGAAAGTCGAGCATCATCCCCTGCGCACCGCCTGCGTCCTGCACATAGGCCGGGCAGTTGGTGTCGTCGATCCCAAAGAGCGCGGCGACGATGCTGCTGTTGGCGGCCAGCCGGTCGTAGAGTTCCTTTTCCAGCGTGCCGTCGCTGCCCGCGTCGACGATGTAGCCGTTCTGTTCGATGCTCATCGTCGGCAGCATCGGTTCATACTCGCGGCCCTCTGACGCCAGGTTCGTCGATTCGCCCTCGGGCGTCTCGAAGTTAACTGCGATTTGGCTCGTCTCCCCCGAGAAGTCGTACTGGTCGAAATAGAGCCGTGCTTTCGTGCCCTTCGTCGCCATCTATCCAACCTCCTCATGCCGCAGCTTGGCATCGCCCTGGCACTCTTTGTCGGCAATCGTGGACACCTCACACCACAAGTCGCCCATGCGCACGACCTTGATGTCCACTGCCTTGCTGATGCCCTCCAACAGGCTGCGCAAATTCTCGAAACGCGGCACAAGTTCCACCTGCACGACTAACGGCATGTTGGCAGCGGCATCGATCTTGACCGACCGCACAACGCTGGGGTCAATCCCGAGCGCTTTGCAGACTGCGGTTCCAAACGCGTTCGCACTTTCCGTCATGCCTCCCCCTTATCCGCTGGCCCGCACCGTGGCGATGACCGCCCAGTAGCCGGTCTCTACCCCGTCGTGCCAAATCTCTTCGACCCGGATGTTCCAACCGTCTAAGCCCAAACTGTTGACCGCATCCTCCAGCGCCGCGTTGAGGTCGTCCATCATCGCCAGCGCCGCCGCATAGTTGCGGTCGTTGCTGCGCTGGGCAATGGGTTGGATGACCACAATCAGGTCGCACTGAACAGTTGCCAGCTCGACCCCACCAGTCAGTGTGCCGAGTTCCCCCGTCCCACTGGGCAGACCCGGATACATGGCAGGCAGCGCGCCGGTGGTCAGCGGCTGGTTCGGCGGCGCATCGAATTTGGTCCGCACCCCGGTCGGCGACAGCGCCGTGAGTCCCGCCACAAAGGCCGCAAAGGTCGTAAAACCCACTCGTCACATCCTCTTGATGTAGGGCGCAAGCATCTGGCGCACATCCCGCGGCAAGGAGGCCGGGAGCACCGTCACATTCGCCCCGACCACCTGCGTGCGGTCCAGCTCACCCAAGTTGTCCCGCTGCCGGAACAGGTAGATTGCCAGCCTCACCGTCGCCTGCACCACATCATCCGGCGGCGTCGTGCTGTATCCCCACTTACCCGTCACCGCAATCGCATCCTCGGGGTCGGTGGTGTAGGTCCAGGTATAGCCCGCACTGCCCAAGAGCCGGATGCCGTAATAGGGCGTGCCGCGGCGCGGCTCGGTCACATAGGCCGTACTCGGGACGGTGTTACCGTCGCCGTTGACCACGCTGGTGATGCTGCACAGATCCTGCCGCACCAGGAGCAGCCGCCCCTCCACATCGCGCACCGCGTCAAAACGCTGCGTGCTGTCGGCATCGGCGGCAAAGGTGCGCCCGGTCATGCGGCCGACGATGGCGGTCGCGCGATCGGCGTAGTCTTCCAACAGCGTGTCGTCCGCCGTGTCGTCAGTCTCTTTGTTGACGTAAATGCGCAGGTCCGCCAGTGTGCAGTAGGCCATCGTCGCTCCTCAGGCTGTTACCCCAGCGTCACGTTGCGCAGGGAAACTGTGTGCCACCGGCCACCGTAGGCCACAATGACCATGCTGTCGCCGATGGCCCCGCCAAAGGTCGCCACGTCGCCGCTGGTTCCGGCATTGTTAAAGCCTGGCGTGGTCTGCGTCACGGTGTGGGCCGCTGCGGTCGTCGCCACGATGGTCATCACCGTGCCGTTCTGGGCCACAGACGGGGCCGCCAGGGTCAAGGCGCACGCCGTCGCTTTGGTGATAGCCACCACGCCCGCTTCGATGGTGATAGCGCCGTTGGCACTCGCCACCTGCACGTTGGGGCTGATCTCGTCCTCATAGATGGTCTGGATGTCCCCGACCTGTGCCACGTTCTTTTTGAGGTTGTAAAGCTGTCCCATGAGGTCCCCCTATTCAGAAAAGGGCAGGGGCCAACCACTCCCCTGCCCCGGTATCATCTGCCCTGGTCTACAGCGTGATGCCGTAGCTGATGGCCGCAGCCTCGGTGTCGCGATAGTTCATCCCGACGCGCATCATGACCACAATCACCGAAGAGTCGGAGATGGCGTCACGCTGCACCTCGAACGACATGCGGCGCTTGTAGGCAAAGCGCCACTGATCCCAGCGCACCGCCAGGATGCTGCCGGTCGCGTTGTTGCTCGCGGTGTCCAGGTCCACCTTGCCCGCGGTGTTCGCCTTGAGACCATAGGTGGCATCCTGGTTCGCCCGGTGCATGTTCGGGGTCGCAATGACCGGATACCCGTAGATGTTGGTCAGCATCCCACTTTCGATGGTCGGCTGCGCAAACACGTCGCGGGTCTTGACCTCGGCCAGTTCCAGCGACTTCCAGTGGGTCCACAGGTCCACAATCAGGCCGACACCCGTCTTGTCCACGGCGTTCTTGCCCGCCAAGCCCATGAGCTTGACCGTCTCCAGATAGTCTTCAATCGCCAGCGTGCCCGCAGCCCGGCTGTTGGCGGTGTTCGTCACCAACGCCAGCTTGCGGAAGCCGTTGAAGAGCAAGAACGCCTCGGCCCCGGCCGGCGTCCCGCCGATGTCGTTGATGTTGGTCGTGGCATCCGTGGCCGTATCGCCGTCGATGACGATATGTTCCAAGACCTCCGTCGCCTCGCTGGTCATGTCCCGGCGCAGCTCGGCCAACCACGGAATCAGGGAATCCTCTTCCAGTTCGCCGGTGTAGTTCACCGCCGCCCCAAGCTTGCCGACCGTGATAGTCTGGTTGCCGGTCCCCAGCTTCGAGGTGGTGACAGTCGGCGTCACCCGGCCCGGATTGCTCGCTTGCGCCGACGCCTGTGCGACCTTGTAGAAGGTCGGCGACGCACCCATCAGCGGGACTACGATCGATTCGCTGCCCTGCGGAACCTGCACCGTCGGAATGCGGCCCAAGACCGGCGTGCCCAGGCGAATCTTGTCCCACAACTGTGTCGAGTAGGTCACACCCACCCACTCGTCACCGAAAGTGGCAAGCGTCGACTGGTTGAGTTCGTTCGCCTTGAGCGGCATCCCCGCCATCTTCATGGCGGACTTGGCGGCCACATACTCGCCGTCCTCATCCTTGTCATCAACCAGCCGCACGGCCAGCGCCCGCCGCATATCCTCGGTTGCGCCGTGGGTACTGCGTCCGCCGCGCTTGGCCGCGTCCAACACGCCGATGCCGACCGCAATGTCGGCGGGCTCCAGATCGTCGTACTTCCAGATGTTGCCGAACTTGGCGACATAGGGAGCCTCACCGCCGCCGGGCAAACGGCGGTCGGTTGCGGCCTCGGCTTCGACCTTTTCACGTTCTGCCTTAACCGCGGCGTCAATCCGCGCCTGCACTTCCTGCTCGGCCTTGCGCTGTGCTTCTTGCGCCTCGCGGTCCGCCTTGATGGCCGCCTGCACGCGCTCCTCTACCAACTGATTCAGTTCCTGCGGTTCCATTGTCCACTCCTGTTGTTCTACGAGATCGGGCAAATCAAGCCCGGCCTCGGCATAGATGGCCTTGAGCGCGGGCATCACGACTGCATGACGGTTGGCGGGATTGCGCCCGTCCACCGCATCGAAGACACTTAGTTCGGCGAGCGGCCATTCGAGAATCTTGCCGTCACGGGCATAGCGCACCAGATGCACCACACTCCCACTGCTGGCCCGTGCCACACCCTGCTTGGCCGCCTCCCACACCCGCCGGGCATACTCGTTCGCCTTGTCCAAAACCCCCCGGAACCACACCCCATCGGGCCGCACCTCAAAGCCGGTCGTCTTGCCGATGTAGGCAGGCTTGGCGCTTGGCGTCTTGCGGTTGTCATAGCCGTGGAAGTAGACCAACGGCGGGTTCGGGAACTTGTCCAGGTGCAGGTTGGTGTCCGGCGCAAAATACTGACCGTCGCTGTCCCGATTGGCAGGGCTGCCAAACGGCACGGCTAATATCTCGACCGTGTATTCGGTTTCCGTCGCCTTAATCGCCAACTCCAGCATCTCGTTGCCCCTTTTCTTCCAGCATAACCGAGGGTTGTGAAGTCAGACTTCACATGCCCCTATTTCCCCAATGCCCGCTGCACACTCTGTGCAAAGTCGCGACGGATGGCCGGTAGCTCATCCTGCAACACGCCGGTGTCGGTGTTCCAACGATTGCGATGCACCCGCGCCTGCCAGCGCGCAGATCCCACATACGGCGCATAGCGCACGTTATTGCCCACGCGCCCCTGCACCCCGTTGCCAATCCCCACGACCCGGCCTGTCCAGCGCCGCCCATACGTGCCGGTGCGCCGATAGGGCTTGCGTGCCTTTGCCATAAAGCTCACGGCCTTGCCCCCGCGCGTGGTGAAGCGCACCGGATTGAACGCCGTGCCCTGCATGGGCGCAAGCGCCGGAGGATATTCCTGCATCCGCCGCTTGATGCGCTCCACGGCGCGGTGCATGGGCGGCACAAGCACTTTGGCCGCACTCACCCGGTCCAGCCGCCGGAACAGGTCGTCAAGCCCTTCGATGTTGGGCATTAGTCCTCCACAACCCCCCGAATAAAGCAGCGACAGCCCGGATGGGCCGGGATGCTATACTGCGTGCCGTTCGGGTGGGTAAACGGCTGTCCGAGGTCCGTGCGCACGCCATGCAAGGGGCCGCACACTGGGCAGACGCGCTCATCCACCACCGTTGTCCACTCCACCCGGCGAATGACGTCTGCCGCCGCATAGCCCCGCTGCGCCCCCTCTGCCGCCGCCCGCGTCGTCTCCGTCTGCGCGATGAGCTGCGCCCGCCGGGGACCGAACAGCGGCTCCAGGCTCCGGCGCAGATCCGGCAGCGTGTCGCCGTTGTTGAACCACTCCGTCACTGCGCTTTGCAGCCGCTGGCGGGTTGTGGCGTTGATGTTCTTCACCAGTTCGTAGCTGTACTGGGTTGCCCATTCCGCGGCGTCGGTGTGTGCCAGTGTCCAGTCAAAGCCCAGGCCGACTTGCTGCAACTGGTCAAACGCGACCGTCACCCCGAGGCTGGATGACCGCTCCAACTCGCGGCGCAGCACATCCCGCACCCGTTCGCCGGTCGCCTCTACCTGGTCCGCGGCCCGCCGCACCACGTCGTCTACCTGGTCATCCGGCGTGCCGGGGGGCAGGAGCGTGTTCAACTGCCGCCGCAGTTCCCGCTCCAGGTTGGCCGCCAACTCCTGCTCCAACTCCCGCATGACCCGCTGCTCTTGCTCATCATCCTCGGGGTCGAGTTGGAGCACCATCGCCTTGAGCGCATCAGGGGTAATCGGTCCATCCGGCAGGCTCACCGTCCCGGTAAAAAAATCCTGCCCCGTGGCTGCCCCCTCTGCGTTGGTCCCATGCAGGTGGATGTGGATATGCTGCGCTTTGGTCCCTGTCTCAGCCTGCGCGTCCTCCTGCGCGTCCTCAGCATCCTCGTCTGGGCGGTCGGGGTCCGGCGTCGCTACCTCCGGCCCGTGCTGGTTCATGACAACCGGCTCCGGGTCATCCTCCCCGCCTAGCAAGGTCTTACCCACCTCTGCCGGGAGCAGCTTGCCCCGTTCGTCGCCAATCGGCGGCGACTGGTAGAACTCGGCGCGGATCTCGTCGATGGTGTGGACCGTGGCATAGGCTTGCTGTTCGGCCAGCCGCATGGCCCGGTCGGTCTCGCGGATGTCGTCAAAGGCGGCAATCAGGTCCGGCCCATAGGCAGGCAGGATGTCATTGGTGATCTTCTCGGCAACGGACATCAGGTCCGGCCAGACGCCAAACTCCAACAGCGTCTTCTTACCCGCCAGCGCGTTGGCCTCGGTCGCATTGACCGCCAGCACCGAGGCTAACCCCGGCGCATAGAGCGCGATGATCTCCTCCTTGTTGAAGGTGCGCCCCTCCAGAAACTGCATGTCGGCCTGACTCATTGCCATGCTGACCCACTGCACCCCGCCCGCGCCCACGTTGCGCAGCATCATCAGGCTGCGCCGCGTGCCGCCATGCTCCCGCTTCACATCGGCCTTCATCCGGTCCCACTCTGGGTCGGGAATCGGGTCGGCAAAGGCCATTGCCCCCGCGGGCTTGGCATTGTCCTTGTCGAAATAGTTGGTGTTCCACTTCTGCATTGCCAGGTCGCCGCGCGCCACATTGCGCAGCGCCTCGAGCGGCGACAGTCCCGCCAGCGTCGATCCCGGGTTGTAGAGCTTGAAGGCGCACACCTCCCACGCCTCCAGAGGCATCTCTTCCCCGTCGCCGGGGTCATAGAGATAGCCGCGCACGCCCATCCGCCCGTCCGACACGGGCCGCAGCCGGTGGGAGGGCATCAACCAAATCTCGTTGATGGGGGCGGTCGGTCCTGCGCGGTTGAGCCACCAGTAGGCAACCCCGGCGACGCGGCGATTGGTGAATGTCCCCTCCAGTAGCTCGAACCTGGACATGACGGGGTTGGGGCGCTGCATCAACATCTCGAAGGGATGATTCTCGATCTTCTCTTGATCTTCCCCGACTCGGCGCTTGACCTGGAGTGCCGTCCCCGCCGCGGTGCGTGCCACCGTTCCCACCGCAAGCTGCACCCAAGTCAGCTTGCGGTAGAGATCGTTGAACTCGTCTAGCCCCGCATCCTCATAGCTCCACCGCTCCACGTCGACCGTCGCCGCGTGCCAGGCCGGGACCGGAGCCGCCGCCTTTTCAGCGCCAACCGGGGTCATTGCCCATCGATAGAGATTGCTCCAAAAGCCCATAGCTTCCCCCAGCCTGCTAAACAAAATCCACCGAGGCGCGGCCCGCGCCGCTGAGTTTCAAAAATGCACCGCTCGACCCATCCACCTGGTCGTCGTGCGTCCCATTCGGAAACGCCGCCAGTTCGTCCAGGTAAGGCGCGTTCCACGGCCCGGCCAGCAGATCCACGTTCTTGGCTTCGGCCTGCGCCGCCAGTGGTGCGGCCCGCGTTGCCTTGTCGCCTGTCACCGGCTCAAAATAAGCGGCAAAGCCCGCCAGGTTGCGCACACTGTTCTCTGCGCTTTCTTTGCCGCCGCTGCCCGGCTCCTGTTCCAACCAGACCGTCACATAGCCGTAGCGCGCCTGGTCCACCTCTGCCGTCTGCCGGATAACCGCCTCGCGCTGCCCGGCGCTCCACTGCCCGCGCACCACATCGACGATCAGGTAGCGGCCTTCCGGTGTGCGTGCCATCAATACCCCGGCGGTATAGTCCCCCCGGCCTGCACTCCCCGCCTTGTCCCAGTAGCGCACAAGGCGACAGCCGGTCGGCAGTGCCCGCAGGATGCCGAACCACGCCCGCTGGAAAAACTCCCCTTCGCGTGGGGCCGGGCGCTGCTGGTAGAGCGCAGTCCAAAAATAGCTCCCGATGCGCCGTGCGATCTTGCGCAGCTTGGCGAGCGGGTAACGCTCCACGCAGAGCGCCTCGCCCGGCTGCCGGAGGTCCGGCTCGACTGTACAGGTGGATGGGTACTCGGGCAGCGACTCGGCAATGGCCGGCATGTCGACGATGTGCCACCGCTCGGGTTCCTCATCCTCCCCGGCCTCCTGACTCAGCAACCAGCCCGCTAGGTCGCCTTCGTGCCAGCGGGTCAAGACTATGATGATGGCCCCGCCTGGCTCCTCGCGGGTACTAAAGGTCGAGCGATACCAGTCCCGCTGCTTCTCGCGTACGGTCTCGGAGGCCGCCTCTTCCGCGTTCTTAAGCGGGTCATCAATGATCCCGAAATGGAACCCTTTCCCGGTCGCCGGGCCGCCCACGCCGGTCGCCCACAGGCCGCCGCCCTGCCCAGTCTCCCAGTGCTTGACGGCGAACGTGTCACCGATGCTGCCACCACCAGCCTCATAGTTATCACGGGCGTTGCGGCTGAGGGTGAAGGCCAACTCTGCCGCATAGCTGGTGATGGCGACCCACCGCTCTGGGAACCTGTATAGACAGTAGGCCGTGAACAACCGGCTAATCGTCTCGGATTTCCCATGGCGAGGCGGCATAAAGACCATGAGGCGAGTGATCTCGCCATCGGCCACCCGCTGCAAGACCGCAATGAGCTTGTCAATGTGCGTGTAAAACTTGAATTTCGGACTGACCTGCCGGATGAACTCACGAAAGGTCAGGGTCTCATCCGTGCGGCTCTGGGTCGGGGAGGGCTTCAAGTAGCCGGTAGGTTTTATCCGAGATGACGCCGAAGAGAACAGCGACCTCGGAAGCCGACTGCTGTTTGAGCCATTCTTTGTCCGTAACCACATCAAGTATCTCTTCCGTGGTCTCCAGCATCGCCTCAATGTTGTTGATAATGAGATGACCGATGCGTTCGCGCTGGTCGTGCGTTACCACCGAATTGTCGCCGCGCAGGGCATTGCGTTCCCGCGCCGCCCACGACTTGAGAGTACCCCGCGGAATTTTGTACTTGTCCGCGACCGTATTGACCGACTGCCCACTGAGCAGTGCGGCCATCGCCACGGCCTTGAGTTCGTCGGGATACTGCGTGCGCGCCATGTCTAGCCCTGACTCAGTGCCCCATTGCCCTGCAAGAGCTTCATCCACCGCACAGCGGCTTCGATGCTGCCTTGTAGCGTGTCATCGTCGATACCCGGATAAATCTCTTGGAGCTTGCGCAGGACATACTCATACCGCTCGTCTTTGGTCAGGACGCCGGTCTTCCACAGTTGTTCGGCGGCAAGCACCCACTCCCGCGCCGCGCCGGCCGCAGTCTCGATGTCGCTGAGGGTCTCGGTGACGGCTTCGACGCTGATGTTGGTCCCCTGGCGCACGGCCACAATGAGCGCCACAATCAAGGCAACGATGCCGACGGCAAAAGTGAGGATTTCCGAAAGTTCCATGTCAGACTCCTAGTTCTTGCTTGCTTCGAGTGCGATTTCGATAACTCGGTCGACCCACGCATCGCCCGCCTGCGGCCATGCGTCGCTCTTGCGATAGCCGCGCAGCCGCAACGCAACAAAGTGCAGCGGATTGCCGCCGCTTTCTTCCAGCCATTTGCGCGCGGTCACCGGATGGAAGTTGACCGCCGCATCCATCACTAACAAGCATAGAGGCCACGGCTGTTGGTCTGCGCCGCTGGCCTGCCAGTAGTCCCGGAAGAAGATCTCGTCGGCTTGCTCTGGGGTCAGGTTACGAATGTTGAGGTGAGGATAGCTGCACGCGCTGATCCCATACTTCGTTCCCTTTTTCTCGCCCTTGCCCACGGCGCACCCGGTCCAGTTGCCGATGTCCCAGTCATGGTCCTGGAACCCGCCCTCCCACCGGCGCACAAAGGCGCGGCACCGTTGCCAGTTATCGGTGGGCGGCTCCGCAGGCGGCGCAACCTCCACAACGGGCACATTCGCCGTGTTCTGCGTTGCGACCACCGTCCCGCTGACCCAGCCCTGCGCATGGGGCATGTCGACCTGCCACCAGTCCGCAGCCTCATTGCGACCGATGATCTTCATCTCTGTGCCGAGCGGTTCGGCCCCCAGCACCTCGTAGTCGAGACCCGGTCCCCGGCGCACGTTGGCCCCAGCCGGGGCCGTGACCCGCGCTGCTGATTGCCCTGGCTTGCCGCTGCTCACGTTTGGTAAATAGACGCTGTGCGGCTGCGAGGTCGTCACTGGTCGACTCGGAAAGCCCCGCCCCACCGCGATTAGTTGCGAGTGAATCGGCGTCGTGTCAAAGGTGCGCCAGGTGCGGTCCACAAAGTCGGTCATGTAGAGGCGCACAGCGACCACATCGTCACGTACCTCGCTCAGATACCATGCCGTCGAAAAGGCCATCGCCTCCGGCGCAATGCGTCCCTGCCAGCCGTGATGGTCGGGTAGGAGGCCATTCAGGATTTCCTCTAGCCCGAACTCCCCGATCTTGTATTTCGGCCCCCGCGGTGCCCAGTGGTGACGCTTGATGTGCCAGGGATTTACGTCCTCATGCAAGATGCCTAACGAGTTGAAATACTCATGGAGGACCGCATAGCTGCCGGTCTTTTCCAGCGTCTCCAGCGCCTCGTAGAGTGGTGTCCAGTCGGGCGTGCCGTCTGGCCCCAGCAGCGCCGGATGGCCGGTGCTGAGGTTCAATCCATCGACCTTGCAGCCGATGTTCCAGGCGAGCTTGGCCGCAACCACCGTATTGCGGTTGATCTGCGGCAGGAGCGTGTTGGTATCCGGCTCGTTGGTCAGATGCAGGACAAGCTGCTCGCGCTCCGGGAAGGGGATACCCCGCCGCTTGGCTTCCTGTTCCCAGCCGCCGAGCAGCGCCGCATACTGGTCGACCTGCCAGCGGGCAAGCCCCTCGGGGTCATCACGCAGCCGCGCATAGACGCCGTGCGGATTCTGCTTGGTGCGGCCGTCGTCCCACTCCCAGCGCCGGATGGTAATCTCCGATTCCGGTGACGCGACATGGGCATCGCTGACCTGCTGGATGTCCGGGTCCAAGATGAGGATGTCTACAGGCTGCAACTGGCGCACATAGTTCAGCCATTCGTCGCCGTGGGTCGGCTTGGCAAAGACACTGAGGAGGCTAGTCATTCATCCGCCTTTGGCTTGTTGCGTTGACGATAGGGAGTTGATGATGTGCCTGCCGCATTGTCCAGATGCCGGTCAATGCGGGCGAGGGTATCGGACATGGGCCGGAGGATGCCGGAGAACTCGGCAATGGCCGCTGAGTTCTTGTCAAAGGCGTCGACCATGCGCTTCGTCGTGTCCTGGTAGTTGTGGGCGTTGTCCCGCTCGCGCTGCAACTGCGCCTCGAACTCTACCTTGCGCTCTGCGACGTGCTGTTCGCTGATCCTGATTTGGCGACTCAGCACGTAGCGGGCCAAATAGACAATGGCCCCAAGCACCAGGACCAACACCAAGACCGGCCAACCTCCTCCGCTTGCATCAACGCTGTCCAAAATCCGCTCGATCAACTCCAACACTCCGTTCCTTCCAGTCTCAGGGGCGTTTAGCTCGAGCGTATCACGGACAGGTGCAGTCAGACTTCACTAGCTGCCACTCTCCGTCGATCTCGGTGATGTTCATGACGAGCGTCAGCGCCGCCATCATGTATTTGGCCCCGTTGATGGTTAGGCCAGTGCGCCGGGCGATCTCGGCCATGGTCAGACGCTCGCCGGCGTCCAACCACTCTTTGACCTTGACCGCCCGTTGATGTGCGTTCCACTCCGCTGCCCGCTCGTCGATCACGGTCACTTCCCGGCGTTGCTCAGTGCCATTTCCACAGTCCGCTGCACTTGTGTCACCAGTGCCCCATACTGCTGAACGTAGACCTTTTCCCCTTGTAGGAGGCGCTGCACCGCGAGGTCGACATCGCCCACTACCCCCATGCGCTGGGCCGCCGTGCCGACCACAAGGCGACTGTCCTCAACCCACATTTCGACGCTGGGCCGAACCCCGCCCGCATGTGCCATGCTGCCCTCCTACGGAGCCTCGGTGATGGTTGACTTGATCCCGACTTCAACCCGCAGCATCGCCGCCGCAGACAGGTCGCTGCGTCGCCTGAGCAGCGATTCGAGGTAGGCGTTGCGCTTCTCTAGGCACTCGTTCTCATAGAGCATCACCACCGACTCGGTGAGGTGACGCGCGGCGCTGGCCCGCAGCTGCGCGTTGAGCCGTTGTGCCTCCTGCAGATCCATGCGCAACGTGGCGTTGTCCTGACAAAGGCGGGCAACGGGCGGCAGGTGATAGAGGAGTTGTTCGGCGTAGGTGACGACGGCTAACCAGAGCAAGGCGAGTAGGGTTTTCATGCTGGCTCCAAGATTTCGACTTCGACGCGTGGATTGTGTTTGTCATCAAACTGGCGGGCATGGATTTCGACGATTTGCTTGTCGTCGGCATAGAGGATGCCTTGCAGCGAGTCCAGGAGCACCTTGATCCGGTTATCCAGGTCGCCGCGCTTGGCCTCGCGGTAGACATCTAGCCGAATCGCCACGTCGCCGCTCAGCATCTCCAGGCCATTGGTACAGGCAATCAACGCCACCTGCTGCTTGTACGCTTTGGCCTCTGCCGAGACGACCATGCGGTTGCGGAACTTGCGCCAGTAGCGGTTGGCGGAGATTGGCGGGGGTAGGATGAGGCGGGTCATGGTTGCACCTCATCCGCGGCATACTGCTCAAGCCAGTCGGCGGCTTCCATGAGGTCCATGATCTTGCGTTCGTCAATGTCGGGAAACAGGTGCTCGAAGCCGTT